CGTAGATCAGAGTGAAAGAGTAATCACCTCTGGAATCTCTCTTATAACCACCGTAGAAGCGTCTACACTAGGTTCTGAGATAGAAACCGTAGAATCTATCAAAAAGTATGCAACTAGAATTTATGCCTCTAGAAACAGAGCAGTAACCGCAGCAGATTATGAAGCATTGATTCCAACGATTTATCCAGAAACGGAATCCGTATCTGTCTATGGAGGAGAGGAGTTAACACCTCCACAATTTGGAAAAGTTTTTATTAGCATCAAACCTTATAATGATAGATATCTTTCTAACTTAATTAAGGACAATATTAAAAGAGAACTTAGGCAATATGCAGTTGCTGGTATTATTCCAGAAATTATTGATCTTAAGTACCTTTACATTGAAGCAACTGCAAATGTTTACTATAATACTAATCTTGCTCCATCTGCAAACTTTGTAAAGAGTATTATCTCATCAAATGTCAACATATATGCAGATTCTACTGAGCTCAATAAGTTTGGTGCCAGATTCAAATATAGTAAGTTTTTAAATATCATTGATGGAAGTCACGAATCAGTTACTTCAAATATCACGAACATAATTATTCGCAGAGATCTAAGAGCAGTTTTAAATAGTTTTGCAGAGTATGAAATTTGCTTTGGTAATAGATTTCACATCAAAAATGTGAATGGATATAATATCAAATCATCTGGATTTAGAATCAGTGGAATATCTGATACTGTTTATATGTCAGATGTACCAAACTCAAATATGCAAACGGGTTCGATTAATATATTCAAATTAAATTCTCCTACAGAACCACAAATTGTAAAAAGAAATGTAGGAACTATTGACTATGTTAAGGGAGAGATAAAACTATTCCCTATCAATATAATTTCTACAAATATAAATCGTGGGGCACCAATTATAGAAATATCAACATCACCATACTCAAATGATGTGATTGGATTACAGGATCTTTATTTGCAACTAGATATTAATAACACATTGATTAATATGGTTTCAGATAGCATAGAATCTGGAGCAGATGTTTCGGGAACGAACTACAATGTTTCTTCAAGTTATTCAAACGGAGTTTACATAAGATAAGGAAATATGTCAGAAACTAGAGTAAAAATCCAATCTATCATCGAGAATCAGATTCCTGACTTTATCGCAGAGGAATCGCCACTTCTTGTAGAGTTCTTGAAGCAATATTATGTTTCTCAAGAATATCAAGGAGCTCCTGCAGATTTAATTCAGAATATTGACAAATATCTGAAACTTGAAGAAAATGCACAGACAACAGAGTTTACATACTTATCTGAAGATTTAGATTCATTCTCAACAACAATCAATGCAGGTGCTCTAGGTGTTGGTGGTCTCATAAGCACCTTCACTCAGGGGTTTCCTGATAGATATGGTTTACTCTTAATTGATGATGAAATTATTACTTATGAGTATAAAACTGAAACTACATTTGAAAATTGTTCTAGGGGATTCAGTGGAGTTACTTCATACAGAAAACCAAATGTTCCTGATGAGTTAACCTTTAAATCTTCTGCTGCAAGTGATCATACAAGAGAAGCGAAAATTTACAATCTTAGTGATTTATTCTTGCAAGAATTTTTTGCCAAGATCAAAAATCAATTTATTCCTGGATTCTCGGAAAGACCTCTTGAAAATGATCTAAACAAAAGAAGTTTTATTCTTAATGCGGTTGATTTTTATGATTCAAAAGGCACGGATGACTCTTTTAAGATTCTTTTCGGAGCACTTTATGGTGAACAGGTTGAAGTAATTAAACCTAGAGAATATCTTTTCAGACCTTCTGATGCTGGATATAGAAGAACCAAAGATCTAGTCGTCGAAGCAATATCTGGAAATCCTCTAGATCTTTTAAATAAAACTCTATATCAAGATGAATATTCCGAATATGCAATTGAAAACTCATATGCTTCTATTACTGATGTAGAAAAAATATTTTTAGGTGAAGAAGAGTATTTTAAATTAAGTTTTGACTTTGATTACAATAAGGACATTATCCTTGAAGGATCTGTGTATGGAAACTTTACTCTTCATCCAAAAACTAAAATAGTATCTCAGGTGTCCTCTGGATCAACTGTAATTGATGTCGATTCCACTGTAGGATTTCCAACTTCAGGAACTTTAGTAACAACTTATTCTAGTGGTTCTGAAGTTAATATAACATATTCTGGAAAATCTGTTACTCAATTCTATAATGTAACAAATATAACATCTACAATATCTCCAGAAACTGAAATTAGATTAGATGTTTATGCATATGGATACGCTGGAATTACAACTGAAGAACAAATTAGAGTTAGAATAGGATCTGTTCTTGATGAGGTGGTTATTCCAGACGATACTTATCTTTTTTCAAAAGACGACACTGCTAGAATTAAAACCTTAGGCATTTCTTCACCTACAGTTAGAAGAAGAAATTGGATTGATAATGTTGCTAATACATTTAAAGTAAGTTCTTTTATATTACAAGATATTTCCAATTTTACTTATGATGTAACAGTTTTTGATTCACATAATTTCAGAATCGGTGATAGATTACAAATCACTGATAGTTCATCAGTTTCAAATAATTCAACTGTAGTTGATGTTCTTGATGACAAGAGATTTTCGATTCGAGGTCAAGGTCAATTAAGTCATAATCTCTCTTATATTATAAGTAGATATATCACAAAACCAAACTCTTCGATATATCCACAACTAAACGTAAATACTGCAAACATTCAAAACGTTTACACAAACTACTCTGATGAAGTATTAGTTGCTTCTTCATCTATACCATTCTATTATGATCAACTTTTAAATCCATATGATAAGAAAGTTACTTTTTCTGGAAGTTTTAGTGGCGAAATTCTACAAATAACTTCAGGACTTGATCATGGTTTTTATACCGGAGATAAAGTTTATTACTCTCCAGGTAAAGTGGTAACTACTGATTTGGATGATGATTTAAATCCAGTAGCATCAGAAGTCGTTAGTAAGTTTCCTGAACTAGTTGAAGGTTTATATTACATTAAAAGAATTGATGCTACTAGAATAAGTTTAGCAAAAAGCCCTTCAAATATTGCAGATAATAATTTTATTTCAGTTTCTGGAATAGTAACTTCTAACACATTATCGTATTACGATTTTGTGAATAAGAGTTTGCAATCTCAGAATATTTTAAGAGAAGTAACTGACCCAGTTAATAAGAGTGATAATTACGAAACAAATCCTGGGAAAATTGGTATTCTTGTCAATGGCGTAGAGATTCTAAATTACAAATCAGCAGAAACTATTTTCTACGGACAAATTGATAATTTAGATGTATCTTCAAGAGGAAGTGGATATGATGTATTAAATCCACCTAGTTTGGATATATCCGATTCTCAGGGTATTGGAGCAACTGGTATTTGTGCAGTAAATGGTTCTCTTCAGAGAATTGAAATAATTGATTCTGGTTTTGATTATGTTAATAAGCCATTTGTAACTATCACGGGCGGAAATGGTAAAAATGCTTCTGCAGAAATCAATATGGTTTCGGTGGAGCACAATTCCTTCTTCAATGCAGAATCTTCTTCAACAAATGTAAATCTGTTTACAGATACAATCGGATTTACTACTTATCACAAGTTTAGAGATTATGAAAGAGTCATTTATCTACCAGATGGCCAAAAAGGAATTGCTGGACTAACAACTGAAGCATCATATTATGTTTCAGTGATTGATGGGTTTAGTGTAAAACTTCATGAAAAAGAAAATGAAGCAATATCTGGAATTAATACCGTCAATCTAAATGATTATGGCGTAGGTATTCACAGATTTAAATCTGCAGTTAGAAAAGAAGTTATATCGGATATTATTGTAACGAATAGTGGTGAAGGATACCAAAACAAGCAGAGAACCATATCAATTTCTGGAATTAATACAGCACTAAGCACTATTAATATTGAATCTCATGGTTATTTGACCGGTGAAGAAATAATTTATTCTACTGATGGTTCTGTAATTAGTGGTTTGAATACTACTTCACAGTATCTTGTTAAAAAACTTGATGATAATTCCTTTAAATTAGCACCTGTTGGACTTGGAACAACAGCAAAAGCATATTATCTTGACACTGAACAGTATATAACTTTTAATTCTACAGGTTCAGGTACTCATACTTTCAATTATACACCTATAACTGTAAACATAACAGGAAATATTGGTGTATCTACTCTTTCTGGTCAAGATTTTTCTGCAAAAATCCAGCCAATCTTCAGAGGAAGTATTGATTCTGTCTATTTGACAACAAAAGGATCAAATTATGGTTCTGAAGAGGTTATTAACTATAACAGACAACCAATCTTTAATCTAAGAAGTGGAACTGGTGCAGAACTAGTTACCATAGTTGATAATCAAGGAAAAATTGCTGAGGTTTTAGTCACTAGACCTGGTTCTGGTTATAATAGTCCTCCAGATTTATTGATAACTGGAAGAGGTAATTATGCAAAACTCACACCTATTGTTGAAAATGGTCAACTTGTAGAGGTCAAAGTAATAAACGGCGGAATTGGATATGAAGATGGAACTACGATAGATGTTATTCCTGCTGGGCAAAATTGCAGATTGTTTGCAAATATTCAAAAGTGGACCATCAACCTATTCCAAAAGTATTTTAATATACTTGGAAGTGATGATGGTGTTGTTGCACTATCAGACAGAGATTCTTATGGATTACAATATTGCCATCTATATTCACCAAGAAAACTAAGACAGTCACTATATGCAAAATCTCAGAATGGTGATAATGTAATAGATGACTTAACTCTATATGGAATTACAGACCTTAGAGAAGTAAATAATGAAGAGGTTTCTTCAACATATCACTCACCTATAATTGGGTGGGCATATGACGGCAATCCAATTTATGGTCCTTATGGATATTCAACTCCAACGGGTGGTACTGCAAAAGCGATGTTATCGGGTTATGAGTTAGTTTCTAAGACAAATAGACCTTCTCTGACTTATTTTCCGCAAGGTTTCTTTAATGAAGATTATGAATTTAAGGGAAATGGTGATTTAGACGAGCATAATGGAAGATTCTGTGTAACTCCAGATTTTCCCAATGGAGTTTATGCATACTTCTCTACCATTAGTTCTGGTTCAGTAGATACTGACGGTCCATTTAGAGGATATAAGAGACCAACTTATCCATATTTTATTGGAACAAGTTTTTATTCACAACCTAATAGTTTTAACTTCAGTAAAGAGTCCAATCAAGATGAATATAAGTTTGATGACTTTAAGTGGTTTAGAAGCACTCTTAACTATGCTTTAAAAAGTTCAAATAGTTCTTACAACTTTATTTTTAATCCGGATAAAGTTAAAAATCAAACAGTAAATGTAAATTATGCATCAAGAGGAAAAGTAGAAACTATTGGTATTTTAACTGGCGGCACAAATTATAATGTTGGTGATAGATTAATATTTGATAACACTGGAACTGGTGGTTTAAATGCAGCAGCAAAGGTAGAAAAAGTTTTCAGTAAAGATGTAACGAATGTAAGTGCATCGACAACTTCATTCTCTTCAGTAGAATTTGCAACTTTAGATGGTTCTGGCCAGATCATAGGATTTACTACTTCTCCACATGGTCTCAAGAATCTTGAGTTAGTTAATGTATCTGGACTGAATACATACTTCTCAAAAATAGAAGGAACTTATAATATTGGAGTTAGAACAGATAACTTCATTACAACACTGGGTATATCAACTATTGGCGTAACTGGTCTTACCACCTACTTCTATTTGTCAGGAATTCTTGAGTTTCCTTATGTTAGAGAAAATGATATTCTTGGAATTGGAACTCAAGAAAAAGTAAAAGTTCTTAATGTAGATTCTGCTTCTGGAAGAATTAGAGTTTTAAGAGAGTATGAGTCAACCGTAAGTTCTGCTTATACGGCAACTACACCACTTTATGAAGATCCTAGGA